AGGCGTAGACCGGCAATGCAAACAAGACTGCCGCGAAGGCGAAAAGGATACGCTTCATGGTAGACCTCCCAATGCCCCTTCCGGGGCGATACCAGACGGCGACATGCCGCCTAGTTCGGTGTCACAGCCGCCAATCGGCTGCGAAGATCGTCGACCTCCGCCTTCAACTCCTTCACGGCGTTGACCAAGGCGAAGATCAAAGGCGTTGTGTCCATAGACCGGAGATCGTCGACCTGACGACCGTCGATCGTGCCCTTCTGGGTGGACACCATTTCGGGCATGATCTTCTCAGCCTCCTGAGCGATCAGACCGATATGCTGCGGCTTCGTGTCGTAACCGGTGTCATCGGTGTAGCGGAAAGTGACAGGGCGGAGATTCACGATCGACGACAATCCCCCCGTGTAGCTCCGCACATCTGTCTTCATGCGCGCATCCGAGATCGCCGTCCACAGACCGCCCGCAGGCTTGAGGGCATCACCCAGGATCGTGAAGTTTCCGGTGGCGCCGGACAACGATGCCGACTTGTTCGTGGTCGAGTCGGCCGAAAGGTAGAGCATCCGGGTATCCGTCTCGTAGGCCAGAGCCGCGATCCCTCGCCCAGCCTTCTTGCCGTGAAGGATGAGCTGACGCCAGGGGCCGCCGGTGTCTCCGTTGCCGGTGTCGTCGGACATGACCCGCAGATTACCAGCAACGTCGAAATGGCCGTCGTAGATCGTGGCTAGAGTCATGGCCTGCCCAGGCACCGTCTTGCTCGGCACCCGGATGATGAAGTTCTTGTAGGCGGTCTGGTAGTTGATGAGCGCCCCGGCGTCGAAGTTGAATATCCGGTTGTCCGCGTCTGCCCGTAGGTAGAACTCGCCGATGGTCAGGTGTTTCCACCCATTGGTGAATAGGTTATCCTTGTCCAGCCGAGCAGCGGTGAGCTGATTGGCGGCGAAGCCGATGACTCCCGCGTTGTAGCGATACATGCCCGTTCCCTCGTCGCCAGAGAACGAGAACGGAGGCGCAATGGGGTTCCCGAAACCTCGAATCGCACCGCTCATGGTTCCCCCGGCGAGGGGTAGCATCCCGCTCAAGGTGAATAGGCCAGTGGAGTGAGTGAGCACGCCCATCTGGACCCAAGCGGTTCCAGTGTAGAACTTGTATTCGTCGATCCCAGCAGTCGAGGAGTCCAGCCAGACCTGCCCCCGAACCGGATTGGGGGGAGCCGCCACGCCCTCGTGCGAAGACAGGATTGCGTGAACGATAGCATTCACCTTATCGGACAAGGTGACGCCGTTATCCGTGTTCGCAATAAGATCTACCCAGGCGGTCTGCATGATCAGGTTCCCTTTCCGTAGCCGATGGCTTGCCAGTCAATGTGTCGACTGACCGATGTGCCGTTGTTCTGGATCTCGACGGAGAAGCTCCGCCCCGTAGTGTTCTGCCGTATCAAGACATCGCCCGGCTGGCCATCGTTCAGCGTGATGGCCAGGGCGGGGGGTGCGAAGAACGGATAAGCGAAGTCGATAGTCTGCCCCCCTGCCTGGATGGCAACGTCGTCGCCGAACTCCCTGCGCTCTGCATGATCCACGATCAACGAAGCGTGGTGGACGACCGGGGTCATGTCCCGCCGCTTGGTCGAGAGCCGCAGAGCCCAAGACACGGCGACGCCCTCAATGTCCGTGGACAGAAGGTAGCTGAGCGGCACGAAGTTCGTCGCCTTGCCGCTCAGTGGATCTGCATGGGACAACGGCTCGAACCACGGGTCGCTAAGGACCGGCAGGTCGCCGCGCACGCCGATCCAGATCTCCACGTTCACGTCACCGAACGAATCCTCGGGGGGCTGCACCCGAACGTCGAGTTCCCCCCGCAGCCTGAACATCCAGGGTCGGGGATACACGACCTCCGATTGCGGAAAGAAGAACCCGTGCGGGTAGTAGTCACCCGATGGGCTCTGGGAAAGCCGCAGATTGCCGCCCTGGAGCTCCGTGTTGTCGAAAGTGCCCGCCCAGGCCGGGTGAGCTTCTAGGCGGGTGACCTCGTCGATATTCGGCAGCGTCTGAATCATAGTCATGGCGTAGGCGGGCTCAGACCAGTTCCCACTCGTGTCCACCGCGCGGATGGCATAGGTGCCCGTCTGCGCGTGCATCGTCTTCGTGGTGGTGTCTGCGGCCACACGCTCCGACACGATGATCATGTGATCCCAGGATACCTGGGCTCCCACGTCCTGCGTGAACCGAATCTGGTAGAACAGGATGTCAGGAGAGGCGGGCTTCTCCCAGATCAGCATCACCGTCTCGGAGAGAATGTTCGTTGCGAATCGAACCTTGGCGGGGGGCGTGCGATCAGGGAACAACGTGCAAGAAGCCGACGCCTCCTCGCCCTGACGGCCCGACATGGATACTGGCGTGACGATATACTGAACGATATTTCCCCCCTGGTCCAGATCCATGGCATCTACGAGATCGCGCCAGATGGTGCCCGTGGTCTTGGCCAGGAAGACCCTGGCGCCAAGCTGACCAGCAACCAGCCTGAGGCTGGTCGGCCGAGTGTAGACTCGCTCCACGATATAGTGGTCCGGCGTCCACCCCAGCGGTGCATCCCAATCAACCGTCACCTCGTGCCGGGGAATGCCCTGAACATCGTAGATGTATTCGTTGACATACAGGAGCAGCGACCGCACGGGCGACAGGTTGACCAGGAACCCCGTGTGGCCCGGAGGAACATACGGGGGGATCGGGCCCAGGTCTGCCTGATGGATGGCGGGGGCGAACTCGATCAGCTCGATGCGCGCCGAGAAGTCGCTGCCTGGGGTGATCTTGTCCACCAGCCACTCGGAGGTCGTCGATTGGAGATCACCGAAGGCAACGATGCAGCCGGGCTGAAGCTGAGCGACCAGCGTCGGCGATATCTCGATCGTCGAAGTGTCGATCAATCGCACGATAGGCTCGGCCTGAAGAATGCGACCCTCGGCATCCCGTGCCTGGATCGCCTGGGGGGCCACGTCCAGACGGATATCCACCGTGATCACCGCGCCGTTGATGTCCCGAACCCGGCCGACCTGATTGCCCAGCAACGAGTCATGAGCGGCCAGGACCAGGTCCCCCCTCTGGCACACGAGGTTCTCGACGTCGGTCTCGAGCGACATGCGCTCCTTACGAAGAACTGCGGCTGCGAGGAAATAGCGACCCTGGCGCCATACCTGCGGCCCGCGCACCACACCCATGAGGTCAAGGGACTCGATCTTAGTCGCGGACATGGCGTCGTAGCCATCGGCGAACACAAAAGTCTCCTCGCGCTCCCAAGTCTGGTCGCTGATATGCCGAACCTTCAGCGCATGGGGGGCATCTATCCATACGCGGGACGTAGACATTCCCCGCGTATTGCGATGGGTGAACATCTGCACCGGAACCCGAGGCTCATGCTCTTCGATGACGGTGTATTTCCCGTCGTGAATCGCCGGGGCGGCGAGGCCCGTGGAGCAGATCGTCTGTGCCAGTTCGCCGACCGTGGTCCGGAAGTCCACCACCAGATCACAAGTCGCCGCCGTGGGATCATCCCCCCTGGGCGCATCATTGCGATTGGCCCACTCGGTCAGCTTCTTCCAATCGATCAGCTCGTCCCGCACCGGGCGCGGATTGGCCGTTCCGCGAATGACGTCCGCATAGATCCAGGCCGGGTTGCGCGTGGGCACGATCTCGTTGACCCGAGGATCCCAGAGCTTGGACGTGCAGAGAGCGTTGATGTTCTGGATCTGCCCGCTCACCTGCTCGCTGGCCGTGATCCGCATTTCCATGATCGTATGCGGCTTCAACGGGGCGATCGGCGGGTTGTAGCGGACGGAGCGCAGCGAGTTCCAGGCCATCGCATTGCTGATGCTCGGGGAGTTCGCCACTGGAGTGATCCGGCGCACCCGCACGATCCAGTCCTTCTCTGCGCCCATGTTCATGGCGAAGCTGATAGCACGGGGGGAGCGCGTCAGGCCGTTGAACACGATCTGATTCGGGGCAGCGCCCCAGGTGACATAGATAGGGCCGCTGGCGCCCAGACCCTTCTCATACCAGATCTTCGCCATGCGCCCGCCGCTCAGCCACGTCCCCCCGCCGCCTGCGTCCGAAGGAACGCCGCCAGGAAGTGTGAGCTGATAGTAGTCTGCCGGATAGGAAGTGTTGCCGTCGGGCGGCGGGCTCTTCAAAGCAGACAAGATGTCGTAGGTGTTCGTGCCGATATCAATCTTGTAGCCCATCGCTGGGGGCTTGGCATCCGCAGGCACCTGGACGTAGATCGCATTTCGCCCGTAGTTCACGGTCTTGATCGGGTAGCTCCCGATGTCGACTCGGCCGACGGCATCCACACCCCCCTCGCTCTGGAACCATGCAGAGGCTTGATAGTCGCGGAAGGGCTTGAAGTTCGTGGGGTCGGCAGGATCGGCCACGTCGATCTCAATAGTCTCGAACCGACCCATCGAAGTCCCATAGGTGTCGAACTGAATGAGGCCGCCAGGGAACCCAATCTCTACCCAGATCTGGCCACCCGCCTGCGGAACCACCCGGATGTTGTCTGCATTCTCCACCAGGACAGCGCCGACGCTCATCGCCAACGAGTCGTTCATATAGAGCTTCAGCTCGTCCCCCCGCTGGAACTCCTCGTGGATATGGAACTCCACGGAGGGCAGCTGATCCAGGGGGGTGTTGCCGATGCGGAGATCCTCGATCACGATCGGCCCGTAGCCGAAGTCCAGCAGGAGATAGATCGTCTGCGAGGGGCCGGAGGAAAGCACGAACGGATCGGCAGCGAAGTCCGGGGTGAAGCGGTGCCGACCGTAGATCCGCGGGACCACGCCATACCGCTTGATCTGGTTGGAGGCGCCCGTGACGGAGTAGGTCTGGCTGTCGTTGATCGACGCCTCACCCGAGGACGATCCAAGCGCCTTCGTTCCCAGGTTACCCGGACGGAACATCGCCCCGATGGCCAGAGAACCGGCGATCGAGATACCCGCCGTCACCAAGGCAGTTACCGCGGACACAGTCAGCGCGCTATACCCTGCCGTCGCAGTGACGCCCATCCACGCCACGAGAGCGGGAGCCGCCCAGGCGGCGACGACCATGATGGCAATCGCGGCGACGGCGGCCAGAATCCCCTTGCTCCCCCCTCCGCCGCCACCGGCGGGGCGAAGGGCGATCATCACCTGCTGACCCTCCTTCGGCCGCAGGCGATTCCAGTAAGCCGGGCGGACTTCATGGCCGCCTACGGTGACGACTGTCCATTCGCGCAACGGCTGGGACCACCCTACGGCGACCAGCATTTCGTCGATCGTCAGCCCCTCGGCGAGCAGGTGATGCCCGACTTCCGAAGAGATGATCTTCGAGCGGGTTACGACTTCCATCGGCCGATCCTCACAATGCTGCGGCTCCAGAAACCCCCCTGGACCTCCTCGGTGCAGGACATGCGGCCCTTCAGCGTGTGGAGCATTCTTCCCTGGCCGATGTAGACGCCGCAATGAAGCGGCACCCTACCTAGGCGCAGGGCCAGCACGTCACCGACCTCAATAGCGGCTGGCTCCACCTGGGTCCACTGTTCCCAGCCTGCACAGATGCGGTCGGGGATATCCGGACCTTCTGCAGATGCATATCCGTCATATCGGGGGACGAGGGTGTTCAGCACTTCGACGTGGAACAGCCAGACCAAGCCCCAGCAATCACAGCCCTGGAACGAGGAGCCACGGTCCACATACGGAATGCCGATGAACGGTCGTAGATTCATGTGCCGAAGATCCCCGGATTCTGGAGTGGGTCATAGTCGTGTGCCGGAAAGCCCGCGTGCCACACGGTCTCCGCCAGCAGCTTGCCGGAGATCACCGCATGAGTCGCCGAGGCTTCCCTGAGCTTGAGCCCCGTAGTCGCCAGCAGAACCTCGTCGGGGTCCGATGCCAGGATCACTTCCAGCAGAACCTCGGGGGCATCGTCAACCTGACGCGCAGCCGCCCAGATCCGCACGTCCACATTGTCGATCTGGATCTGTGCATCGTTGATCGTGTAGTCGCTGGAGTCGGGGAACGCGATGGCGAACGGGCAGGCGATGAACTCCTCCCCCCGGGAGGTGATGTTCTCAGTGTTGTTCACAATCCGCACGGGGGGCGTTGTCGCCAGGATGGTGAGCAGCACCAGGAACACGTCCGAGCTATGCTCTGACTGAGCTTCCCGTATGGCGTTCCGGTCAAGCATACGGGGCATGTCAGAGGACCTGCTCGAGAGTGCCTGAGTATTGGAAGACGGGCTTCATGTCAACGCTGCCATTCAGCGCCGGAGCATCCTTCCACCGCACCAGAAGGGTGGACTGCAAGAACGGGTCCGTGATGTAGAAGGGCAGGGAACCGTCGGCGAGATCGTTCTCGAAGAAGTCCGTCACCGCTTGCTTGTCGGCCCAGTCCATCTGGAATGTGACGTCGATAGTCTTGTAGGCTTTGGTGAACCGACGGCGAACTTTCGGGAAGCCGTTGTCCACTTCGCTGCGAATCACCCCCGTCACGGGCTTTTCCGACCAGCTACGCGGACAGGAGAAAGGCCAAGTAGGAATCGCCATCACACCCTCCCAAGGCGGGACGCCCCGAAGGACGCTCGCATCGCACTATCAAATCGACCAGTCGCCAATCCACGATTGACGATATCCTCCACGAAGATGTCGATGGTCTTACCCCCCATCGCATTCTGCCGTTCCTGGACGCGAGTGTTCGCGCTCGTGGAGTTGTAGACGTTGACCGTCACCTCGCCGCCTCCGCCGTTCGGCACGGCCGGAAAGATGTAGCCCGAAGATCCAGGCACGAAGAGCTCCGGCCGCTTCTCGCCAACGATGTAGGGGGAGCCCGCCTGCACCGGACCGCCAGCCATTCGCCCCGGAAGAACTAGGGTGAGGTCGACGCCAACGGCTCGCAGGCCGAGCATAACCGCACGGAAGATCATCGCGTTCAAGATCATCTTCGCAATGGACTTGGCGAAATCCTCCGCCATCTTCGAGAAGTTCTTGCTGGAGCCAGTGGCGAAGTCTACGATCGCATCGGCCGCCGCGCGAGAGAACTGCTGGACCGCCTCTCGAGCCATGTCGCTCCAGGTCTGGAACTTGATGCGGAATCTGTCGAGTGTCCGCTCGGCTGCCTCCAGTCCCCGAGACACGAAGTTCTCACCGGGGTCTCCCCCGCCCCGCCGGATGGCTGCTTCGAGATTAACCAGATCCTCTCGGATACGGCCGAACGCCTCTCGGGGATTCTGGCTCGCATCGATCATGCGACGGAACATGCGACTAGCGGCTTCGTCGACTAGCCCGAACGCGATGCGGGTAGAGTCAGCCATTCCCTGGGACTGAGCAAGTAGTTGAACCACCGCCGTCGTGTTGGCGCGGATCATCTCCGTGAATTCTATTTCCGGGTAGGTATTGTGCATCAGCCGCTTGCGATTGGCCTCCGCCTCCCGAGCAGCCTGATTATCCGCACGCTCCGCTCGCCTCGCACCGGCCCGATCTTCTGCGCTCTGCCGACGTTCCAGGGAGCGAATCTGTTCCCGTTCTTCGCGATTGATGGCAGCCAGGGCGCGGTTGAACTCCAGGCGCGAAGCGTTCGTCCGATTCTCTGCGGAGACCGCATCCCATCTCTGGTTGAGTCGCTCCCGCGCTTGTCTCGCATCGTCTTCGATACGGAACCGATCATCGTGAGCACGGCGAAGTTCACGCGCCTCGTTCGCGAAGTTCTGCCGCGCATTCTCGCCTGCCCGCTGGCGTGCGTTGAATCGCTCAGTCTCTGCGTCCATCGCTTCCCGGGACGCACCGACTATGCGCTCCAGACCCTGTTCTTCTGCACGAACACCCAAGGCCACGAGGGACTGATTGGCGACCTCCAGCTGAGCCCACAGACGAGAAGTGTCCAGCCCCCGCGCCCTGGCGGTTTCGATCTCCTGCTGAAGACGAGACTGCTCAGCGAGCCCGGCGATGATTAGCGCCTGCGTGCGGACTTCGGCGTTTCCAGCCGCCGTGCGAGTTTCTTCCGGAGTAGATCCCCCCGCGCCGCGCCGAATCACCCCCAGCATGGATTGGAGGCCGCCGAGGAACGCGACGATGTTCGACGAGGCGCCAATCTGTCGATCAATCGCATTCACGGCGGCGATAAACTGATTCTTGGTCGCCTCCCATGCCTGACTAACAGTCAGGGGGAGATTACCCATCCGCCGCTCTAGGTCCGTGCCTGCCCGCAGCAATGCGGGAAACACGACTTCAGCCGTGAGCCGGCCTTCCGATCCCATTTCTCGCAAACGACCAACGGTCACGCCGAGTTCTCGCGCGAGGGCCTGCGCGAGCATCGGCATGTTCTCGAGAATAGACTTCAATTCTTCGCCCTGAAGGCGCCCAGAGGCCAGACCCTGGGACAACTGATAGATCGCAGCCGCGCCCCCCTGCGAACTACCAGACAGCTGAGTCAGTCGAGTGAGGATCTCGACGAGGCGCGTGATCTCTTGGCTGGTGGCGGCGATGGACGAACTGCCGAGCGCCACAGAAAACCGCGTGAAGTTCTCCGCCACATCACTGAAAGCGACACCCGATCGAGTAGCGATCCCAAGAAGGTTGCCGAAGGTGGTCTGCGCTATACTGCTCAGCCCATTCAACTGAATCGACATTCGGTTGAACGTAGCCGTCAAATCCGAGGACTGAGATAGGAGGGAGGCTATCCCCGAACTTGCCGCCACGGCTGTCCGGAAGGCGGCATACGCCATCCCCGCCCGAGTAACTCCCGCAGCCAGGGCGTCCCACGATCCAGTGGATTCTTCGGCTGACTGCGTGATGGCTTGCGCTTGAGTTCGGACCTGCGTTCGTAGATTCTCGAGCGCGGTGTTCACCCGCTTGAGGGATCCTTCGAACCCATCGAGACGAGCCCCAAAGGCGATTACGAGTTCGGTTGAGGCCATCTCAGGTATACCTTCTCACGAGGCGGTTCAACTCGCGCTGTATCTCGAGATCATACGCTGCTCGAAGGGTCGTCCCGATCTCCGACCGCGCGCGTTCTTTGATGGGGTTGCCCACGCGAGCAAAGAAGGGATTCGCAGGCATCACCCCCCTATTCGCGCCGCTTCGGGTCTGGCGACGACGGGTGCCCAGATTGACCAGATGGAAGTGGCCGCCCCTGGGAGTAGGGGGGCCGAACCTCACCGGACGAGCAACACGACGAGCATTCCGCTTGCTCGCTGCTCGCTGCCTGCGAATCGCGTATCCACGAGTCGCCTTAGATCCGAAAGCCAGCGCACGAGAAATGGCTCCAGGAAACTTGCCGAGACGACGCACCCTGGACGCCTTGATGACCCGCCACAAGCGAGCCGACTCAGGGGCATTCCGATTGCGACGTCGGTTGCGCGGCGCGGCGGCCTTAGCAGCGGCGGCCACTCTCTGAGCCTGCGTCAGCACCCACCGATCCATGATCTTCTTGACGACCTTCCCCGGAAGGCCGTCAAGTGCCCGGCTGAGCTCGGCCAGTCCCTCTATGTTACCGCTCATCGATGCGACCTCCGATGCTGAGGATAAACTCCTTCAGGTGGTTCTCAGCATACTCTTCCGGAGTTTCCGGCGGAGCATATTCCTGTCGCATCTGCTGGGACACTAGCATGAAGTCGTCAATCTCTATCTGAGAAGCGCCCTGCTTCCGGTGGATATTCGCGAGAATAGAAGCTACCAGGGCACCCATGAGATCAACTCTTTCGCCGATTGGAGGTTCAAGCCGAAAGAACTCCTGCCACTCCCAGTATTCACGGAGGGAGAGCCGCTGTTCAAGCTCTCCTACCGTGGACCCAAGCGCCAAGGCTAGGCGGAAGAGGCCTCGGCGCTGGAGGGCAAAGGGGCGGGAGGTTCGCCGTCCAGGGACTCCATCAAGCTGGTGAGACGGGAGAACATGCGAAGGGGGAGGTTCCGAATGAACTCCGGGCCAACGGAGGCCCCGGTCTCATCTCGAAGCATCCCCCCTAGCATGAGGACTGCGTATTCATCCCCGGCGTTCTTGCCGCCGGAAGAGGCCAACATGTGATCGACGATACGAGGCTCCACGAGGGTGAAGGTCCGACCATCGATCTCAAGCTCCTGGGACTTGAGCATGTGCCGGTTCTCCTCAGGCCATCGGCGGCAGGTAGATCGGGCTTCCCGAGATCTGGAAGGATCCCGTGAACTTCACGGCCTGCTCGACGCCCTGCGGGCCGCCGGAGAAAGCCGAGACCGAGCCGACGAGGATGCCCGTCTGGCCGCCGCGCGTGCGCCAGATGAGATTCCGAATCTTGCCGTCGCGGAATGCCTTGAGGATCTCCTGCTGACCAGCGTCGGTCAGATCCAGCGGACCGCCGAAGGTCGCCGTGCCGGGGCTCGAGAGACCCGCGACATTGCGCCGCTCCAGATCGCACATCGTGGTGACGTCGATCTCGCCGGGCTTGGACGCTTCCGAGCTGAACTCGGAGAAGCACGTCTCGACCAGCGTGAGGATCCGCGCCGTGCCGACCACGGAGCTCGGGATGGTGGCCCCCTCCGTGTCGGTGTCCAGGGTGAGCACGCCCCCCGTGGCAACGGCGGAAATCCGATGGGCAGAGGCTCGATCCAGAGCATGAACTCCGGTGCCTTCCAGGACCACGAAGTCCCCCGCTTTCGCCGTGCTGAGCGAAGCAGCGGTGACAGACGTGGTTTTGCCCGCCGTGATGGCGGAGATGGTCTCGGGCGTGACCGCCGTGTCGGGGATCTTCTCCAGGTAGAAGAAGGAGCCGATTGTGCTTTCGCGGGCCATACTATGAACCTCCTCGGGTCTGATATCTGTAGTTGAGGGTGACCGTCAAGCGATAGGCATCGCCGACGGCTTCCGGGTCCGGAACAGATGGGCCGTCCACCGAATGTATCCACAGCGACTGATCACTATTATGCCACATCTCCCATCCTGTGACAACCAGTGAAGCAGCCCGTGCAACCTCCGTATCCGAGACCCCCGCGTAGGAGACCAGGGCGACGACCGCCACTCCAGCCTCCTCGATCCACGGGCGCGAACCCATGGTCTGGTGCTCACGGGTGACCACGTCAAAGATGAATGTTCCCCAGATCGGCTTGTCCGTATCTACGTCCAGAACCGTTTGGTTGATCGTGGGGACATATGGAATCGCAGGCGTGATCAATGGCCATGCCTGGATCAACGATTCACGAACAAAGATGCTGCTCATCCGCGGACCCTCAGGATATAGACCAGACGCTGGCCTTCGGCGGTTTCCTCGTGGACTTCCTCGATCGACCGCACCGTTCCACGGATTTTGATGCGATCAAACTTGGTCGGCTTGACGGGCACATCGTCCGGGGACACATACACGATGAACGACGTCATGTCATAGTCATTGACGAGTGCGTCGTTGACCGGCAGTTGGACGGAGGCCTGAATGTAGAGCGTGGCTCCCCCCTGGGGCGTGAGCTCCACGGGCTCCCCATACCGACGAATGAGGCTGGTGATCTCGGACTTCATGGCTGTATTGAGCCTCTTGACCGGGGGGCCGCCACTACACGCCGGGCAGCGGGTCGGCGGAACCAAGAGCGCCAGGAGTCGCCCCAAGTTCCGCCTTCCCGAGCCCCTCCGGGTGTCCGGGCGGAGGAGTTCATCACGGCGTGGCAACCAGACGACGGGGATGGACATACATGTCCAGGACGCCCGCATACTGTTTGAGCGCCGGACCGGAAACCGCGCTCCCGGCGCTCTGCTGGTTGACCGTGGCCGACACGGCATAGTCCACCTTGAGCGTGCCCACGGTGACACCCTTGGTCTGCGGCCGGAGATCGCCCATCGACGGAAGCTCCACGCCCATGGACATCAGCTGACGCTTGCTCAGATCGAGGAGGACGGCCACGATGTCCGCAGGCATCTGCTCGTATCCTGCGGTGTAGGTGACAGACACCTCGTTGAAACCCCCCAGGGAGCCGTTCATCTTCACGATGCCCGTGTCACGGAACAGCGTGTGGCCGAAGCCGATTGCAGGGGTGAAAGACTCCACCTGGGCCACGGGGAACTCGCCCAGGTCCAGCGTGTAGCACGGTCCGCGAAAGATCTCGGTATATCGCCCATAGACCAGCCGTCGCCCCGTATAGTCCTGGATGAGCTGAGAGGCTACCTCCAGGGCGAACTGGATCGGGGCGTCGTAGAGACCGTCCGCCACCCCTAGAAGGGACTTCAGCCGCTCGACTGTGATCAGCGTGCTCATGCGGGCAGTTCCTTATGGAAGAAAGCGATAGTCATCACGGAGTCTCCAGAACGGCGATTCGCGCTTCAAGCGCGTCGATTCTGGCGATGAGCGCGGTCAGCGGATCAACCGGCCCCCACTGACCATCGGCTGTCGCCCCGAGTAGACTTCCCGTGGTCGCCGTGTCTGCCGCATCGGCGATATTCTTCAAGTTGCCGAGCGTGAGGCTGGAACCGGCAGGCGTCGGGTCAGCAACCTTATCCACGACAAGCACGGGATGCGCGGGGTCGGCGTCATCTCGATGCACGGTAAGAATGGACTGGCGCCGAATCCACTCCTTCAGTGTAGAACCCATCACGTCCGAACCCTGCGCTGTCCGCACGTGACCCAGCGAACCGCCAAAGTCCGTCCAGACAGCGGGACTTCCAGGAATATCAGAAAGAGTGGGATAGACTTCTCCCCCCGGACCAGCCGTTGTCGCCAGCGTGATATCGATGGTGCCCGAAGCAGGGGGATTCAAAACTCGGATGAACCCTCCTCCGTAGTTGTCCACGGTGACGTGAGCATCCGCGGTCGGCGGCTCTGGCGTATGCTCCAGCGCAGCGACGCGAGTGTCGACCTCGGAAATGTAGGTCACCAGATCGGTGTGCGCTACGACCGCCGCCGCCGAGCCGATTTCTCGGTCCAGGCGAAAGACAATGGAGCTCATGTCCATCACCGCTTTCTTATCGGTGTTGGTCATGAGACCCGACTCATTCAGATTCGCTGTCGGCAGAATGACATCTGCGCCCGTGCTGCTGCTGAGAGTGCGCGTCGCGGCAGCATAGGATAGATCCGTTCCAATGCCGACGCCCGGAGGTCCCGCTTCACCCTGCGGACCCTGCGGACCCTGCGGTCCAACTTCACCCTGGGGACCGGCTGGACCCATCTCCCCCTGCGGTCCAGCCGGTCCGACCTCACCCTGCGGTCCAGGGGAGCCTGCGCCAAGATTCTCCAGAACAAAGCCCCGAGTGGCAGCCTGATCATCCTCGGTCGGCGGCCCGGAAAGGCGAAGCGGCCCCGTCATGGGCTTGGCACCGTCCAGGCGAACATACTCCGCATCCGCAGTCGGCGGAAGAGGAAGGCCGGTTACGATCTCGCCCATGCTCGACATGATATCAGCGCCTCGCCGCCCGCTGGTTCTCACCAATCGCCCGGATCACATCCGCCGGGGGGATGCCGTTCGGGCACGAATTGATGACCAGCCGGGCGTTCCCCCCGCGTGCCGCCGTCACCAGAAGCCCGTGGGAAGACAGCATGGTGACGACATCCTGGAGCGCCGCCACCTGATTGGGGTTGGTCGGGCAGGCGATCACAGTCAGTGAAGTCGTGGCCCCGGAACCTGCCAGGACCAGAGGACTTCCAAGCTGCGAGCTTCCGACTTCCGCGCAGCCTGCGAGAAGCAGGAGTGGGGTGATTCTCCAAATCATACCTGGATCTCCACGTGTTGGACCGAACCATCGGTCAGTTCAAACAGAAGAACGGTTCCCTCGAGAGTGACGCTCTTGATGCCGTTCCCGTCACGGCCATCTGCGCCACGCTCGCCGCGCTCTCCTTGATCACCCTTCTCGCCCCGCTGGCCAGGGCGTCCCTGCTTCGCCATGAGCGCCCACGCCGGACCTTCGCCTGGGGGCACGTTCTGAGAGAAGCTCGCGCAACAGAACCAGGAGGCTCCATTCCAGGCCACCGCATCACCCGTCTCATACTCGCGCGACGGATCGTAGGTTCCGCACCAGATCAGCGCGGGCACTTGGAAATGGACTTCCTCCGTGTGCCCATCCGAGAGCTCAACCCGGAAAACCACGTCTCTGGGAGTATCGCCGGTTCCAGCCTCTACCGAAAACACCCCCCGGGAGACGCTGCGCCACCGATCATCGTGGGCGGGCTCGGTTCCCTCGGGGTCCGCCACCGCGACAAAGGCGCCGCCACGATGAGCCACAATCGTGGAGGCAGGCAGCGGGCCAATGCCCGGCGCCCAGGTCTTAACCCCTCCAAAATGGCCATCTCTGCCCTGAAGACCTTCGGGACCCGGCGGTCCTGGGGGTCCGGAAGGTCCCTCCATGCCTCGTTCACCGGGCGGGCCGGGCGGCCCATCGCGGCCCCGTTCGCCCTCTAGGCCGGGCTCTCCGCGTTCACCCCGGAAACCACGCTCACCCTGCGGTCCCCGTTCGCCCTGCGGTCCGGGATCACCGGGCACCCCCCGCTCACCCTGCGGTCCCATCGGGCCACGCTCGCCGATCGGGCCACGCTCGCCCTGCGGGCCGTCCTGCAGAGAAGACAGTCGCTCGCGGGTCTCGACGATCAGCCGATCCAGCTCGGAGGTGCGACGAATCATGCCCTGGGCATCAGCCAGCCGCGCCTCCAGGAGCGCCCGCTGGGTCAGGTCTCGACTTTCGTCGATCTGCTGACGCAGGCTGGCGACGTGGTCGGTGACCATGCCCTTGAAGGTATCCTCCATCTGGGAGAGGAGGCCCCGCCCTTCGTTGATCTGCTGCACCAGGGGGGCGATACCCGACTGGATTTCAGCGATCGCGGCCGCGACCTTTTCCTGTATGAAACGCTGAGTGGACTCCAGAAGAGCCCGCTCCCTTTCACTGAGCATTGGAGGAGCTCCTCAGATAAGAGTCGAATTCACGAACCATTTCTTCGTAGGACTGCTCGCCGCCCGGTTCTTCCTCATCCGTATCCTCGGGCTCTTCCTCGTCATCGTCCGGTTCTTCGTGTTCCGGGGCGGCGGGGGCAGACGGGGTAGACGGAGCGGAAGGAACCGCTTGGCCAGAGGCATAGGAGAGCGGAACCACCTGCGCCTGAACGCGAGGCTCATCGCCAAACGGCACCGGAGGCAGACCTTCGCGGACACGCGCCTCGTTCGGGGCGAAGACGCCCCCCTGGACGCCGCGCACCAGACCCTCGATTCGCGTCTTGAAGTCCGTGCGAAGAAGCTGGTCCACATCGAAGGCGATGAACTCATCAGCAGGCAAGCCGAACAGGGAGTCCAACGCGAGCTCCACATGCTCCAGCATGAAACCGAGGCCGGTGCTCAGCCAGTGATTGACCAGGGTCTCAGTGGAGGAGTAGGTCGAGCCCGTCATGTCGCCGACGATGGCCAGCGGCACTCGGTAGACGCGGGCGATGTCTCCGACAGTCATCTTGTAGGACTCGATCAGCTGAGCGTCCACCGAACTGATCGCGAGTTGCTTCCAGTCCACTCCGCCCTGGAGCACGGCCACGCGGCCCGACCCTCCGCTGGAGTAGGCGGTCTGCCACTCGTCGCGAAGCTTATCGGTCACTTCCTTCTTCAGCGTGCCGGGCACGGACAGAAAGCCCGAGGGGCGAGTCATGTTCTGGAAAAAGTTGGACATGTGACCGACGACCGCATTGCCCGCAGTCACCGAAAGAGCTGCGGCCGTGATGGGGCTCTCGCCGATCAGCGGGTGGCGCGGCGTGTTCATGCGAAGATGGAGGACGTAGTTGTCCGGCCAGAAGGATTCGATGGGAGGATCAGGCGTCAGATCCCCCCTGGCAAAGCTGTAGAAGATCGAGCCGTCTTCCGCGACATACGGCGTTCCCGCATTCGGCGGGCAGAGGTGAAGACTGTCGATCTCGCTGCGGTTGTTCCTGGTCGCAACGGCGTAGCCATTCCCCGTCAGCAGTTCGCTGCGAAGAAGATTCATGACAAAGTCGGCGCGCGTCTGGTAAGCGTTCGGTCGGCGCAGAACTCGCGAAGCCGCGCTGTTCTTCACCCGGACCTGCTCGCCCGACTCCTTCTCTCGCCAGTGGTAGATGGGGAGGGATGCGATGGTCTGCGAAATCGCGCCCACGCAAGCCTCGACGGCGGCGTTCCCTTCGGAAAAGGGAAGTCGCATTCCCTGCTGCCACCAGTTGATCGGCCAGGATGCCGGGGGAACGAACCCTCCGGATCCCGGGGCATAGTTTCCCCTGAGGACCGAAACGGCTGCTCCAAGTCGGCTCAGGATACCCATGACCTCAGCTCCCCTTCGGGGCCTGGGGGTTGATACGGACCCGACGCGGCTGGCGCGGCTCGGGATTCATCATCGCCCGGTGCATGTAGACAGAAGGCGTGTCGTCCTTCTTCTGCTGTTCCAGGGCACGATCAAGGCGGGTTGGATCTTCCAACTCCTTGATCCAATCGGGCTGCGGGTTCATGCTGCGACCACCGTGACGCTGTTGGAGCGAACCGTTGTGGAGCCCCCCGCAACGATGCGGCTGATCAAGGATTTGTCCGACTGATCGGACTCCTCCAGGAGCCAGCGCGGCGGAGGCAGAATGCCGGGGAGGGTTTGGGACACGATGGTTGATCCTTATGCCGCAACGATGGGGCCGTATGCCGCGGACTTGATGGAGGTCGTGCCAAGGGCGTTCGTCGCGTCAACGCGCAGACGATAATAGCCCCCCGTGTCTCCCGAGCCGATGGCCTGCTGAACCTCCCCCGTGTCGACGTAGTTCTCGTCGTCCTCCAATTCGGCGAGGGTGCCAAATCCCCAGAGGTAGGTGAGTGTCGCAGCAGGATCATCCCACACGTTGGTCCCCGCCCTGATGGTGATGGGACCCGGAGTGACAAGAGTGCCCTCCAGCACGGGCGGAGTGACGCAAACCGGAGCATGGGTGGCCGGGCGGGGAACGACCGGACCAATGGCGGGAATTCGCAGGTCTGCGTATCCAGCGCCGTTCTGGATTTCCACATAAAGCCCGATGCGCTTGCCGACCATGGCCTGCGTCAACAGCAGAGTGGCGACCCCATTCACCCCCACGTTCGCATTGTCCGCAGTCCACTGGAGATTGATATCTCCCAGGGGAATATCGGTGGGAAGCCACACGACATCGGCGGTCAGCGTTTCACCAACCATCGGGGTGCCGAGGATTGACGACCGAACAAAGACCGGCTTGTCCCCCGGCTTTGGCATCGTGCCAAACGGGAGCAGCGATGCGATGCCCATGATCTCGCGTCCTGCGGCCATATCCAGCAGCCAGTCGGGCGGGGGAACAACGCCGGGAATGTCTTGGGGCACGATTGCTGATCCTTATGCCGGAGGCGTCATTGGAACGGTGACGGTATGCTGAACAGGCGTGCCGCCCTCGGGCGTGCACGTGATCGTGTAGTCGCCGTCGGCGCCGTAGGACCACTGTGCGAAGGTGGCGCCCGGAAAACCTGTGTCTTCGCTGTCCGGTTCGCCCCAATTCGTGGTGATGGCTTTACCCGCCGGAGGATTGACGAACGTGATCCTCACGTCGCGCGCGTTCGCGCCCTTCGCGGCGGTGAAGTCAAACGGGGGACGTCCCAGGAAGCAGTTCACGACATAGACGGGCCCCCCGTTGGAGGGGGACACTACCGCCGTGACTGCCTCGCCGCCGGTGACTCCGGTTATATAGTTCCAGTTCCGATAGGGACCATCGTCCCCGGGAGTAAAGGAGTCCTGTGAAAAACCCGTGCCGGGCGGATAAACGCCTTCGGGAGCCACGACTCCCGGATCTCCCCAATAGATGTCATACATCGTGCCCGGAGGACCACCGTCGACAAAGAGGAAGACTTCGCTCCATCGGGCAGGGTTGACTTCCATCCGCACAGACAGGGGCGGAGGCAGCGCGCCGAATGGCAGCGCAGCGGACACCGCATCCAGATACGAGGAGTCGGTCATGTCCGTCAGCCACGCGGGCGGGGGAATGATGCCGGGGATGGACTGGGGCATGGTGGCTGATCCTTATGCCGGGGGCTGGCCGAGGACAACAGAGGCCGTCAGCGTCTTGCCTCCCGCGGAAGGTGTGACCAGAACATTCACTGTCTCACCCCCGGTGGCGGTCCCCGTGAGGTCCCGAGTCCGCAGGGATCCGTCGTATTCAGCACCCGGAGTGTATTCATCCAGAGAAAATCCCGCGCCCGGGGGATACACCCCAACAGGAATGGGGACACCCGGGTCTCCCCAATAAATGTCGTATTGGGTGCCGGGAGGCCCTCCGCCGATTTGCAGCACCAGACTATCCCACTTCATGGGATGAGCCATCATCTTGATGAAAACCGGGGGATAGACTTCTCCGAACGGCAGGGCGGCCAACACTCCATCGAGATACGAGGGGTCGGTCATGTCCGTCAGCCACGCGGGCGGGGGGATGATGCCGGGGATAGACTGGGACATAGGCTCGTCTCCGAACAGCGAGAGGTCCCCCCGGCGAGTTGCCCCGCCGGGGGAAGTTGATCACCACGCCACGCCGGTCACGGTGAAGACCGCACCCTGGCGACGCTGCGCCCAGGTCAGATCCCAGAGCAGCCGGAGCGCGATGCTCGCCGTCTGGAACATGCTGCGGACCGGATTGGCGATATCCGTGACCGCCGTCGCGCCCGCTGCGCCCGTGCCAGCCACGACGATCTGCTTCGGCGCCGTGTCCTCCATGTGGAGCGTGGCCTGCTCGGACACGTCCATCTGCGGCATGGAGTCGTAGGCCGTCGCGAGCTCCGCGGCGTCCACGAGGAACACGACACCCGCCGGAACGGTCGTCGAGGTCAGCACGGGAATGCCGAGCAGCCGGTTGTTCGCGAGCTCGTCGCGGAACATGAAGGTCCCCGCCGCATTGGTCACGAGCGACAGCGACATGATGCGCTGCTTGTTCATGATCCACACGAGGTTGCGACCCATGTTGCCCGACGTCATCGCCGAGATCGCCTCGCGGAGATCCGTGATGATGTTCGCCAGCGTCGTGCCCGAGGAGGCGACGGTGTTCGAGCCCGCGAGGTTCTGCAAGCCCGCCGGGCGGATACCGGCGACGGCAGCGGTCGCATCGAGGAACAGCGTGTCCAGCGTCTCCCGGGTGTCCTGCACCATCGCGTCGCGCAGCAGCGGCTCGATCTGCGGATCGGACATCGCGGCGATCTCGCGCGTGAAGGTCGTGATCACGCCGAGCTTGTGCGGCTCGAGCGGCGTGCTCAGCAGACCCATCTTGCGGACGGGAATCGGAGCGCCTTCGCCGACGAACGAACCCGCGAGGGTCCCCCCGGCAGGGTCGCGGCCGGGCAGCTTGATCTTGCCGCGCCCGAAGGTGAACTGGCCCATCGGCACACGGAAGAAGATGCTGTCGGGACGCAGCACGTCCACGAAACCGCCGACGGTCTCGCCGACGAGCTCCGCCGCCCAGCCCTGGACGCCGGTCATGGCCGGGTCGACCGCCGCCTTGACGATGGCCTCCAGGTCCTTCGGCGCGTTCCAGTTGGAGCGCAGGATATCGTCGACGCTGCGGCGTTCGAAGAACGAGCGCAGGTGGACGGTCGCGGCGCGGAACATCAGAGTCGCCGGATCGGTCGTGCCGCGCGACTGGATGCTGGCCGGAGCCGCCGGGGTCGTCCGTGCGCCCGCCGGAGCGGCGGAGGCAGCGAGGGCCCGCTGCGCCGACTGGAGCTGGCCGAGCAGCTTCGTCGTCGCCTCGAGTTCCGTCGTGCGTTCGGTGAGCTCGATCAGCTGTTCGTCGGTGGCGTTGTCGATCGCGGCCAGTTCGGTGATCTTGTCGCGGAGGTCGGCAGCCTTGGCCTCTGCCGCCGCGATGCGTTCTGCGAGATTCATGCTCTTGGTTCCCTTGTGGGAGGTGGAAGTGGTCGGTGCGGCAGTCGGCCGATCGGCCATCCGCTTGGTCAGATCATCAGTGCCGGGCGGGCAGAAGATCTTGTCCAAAGTGGACGACCGCAGTCCCTTCGCGCGGGCCGTGGCCAGGGCTTCCTGGTTCGCGGGCACCGTGACGACGGAAATCTCGAGGAGCTCCTGCTTCAGGAACCGATATCCCCCCGTGGGCTCGCCCTTCGCATTGAGGAGCGGCTCATACTTGAGGGGACGGAAGCCGACACTGACGGCGCGCAGGATGCGCTGCTCGATCAGCGACCGAAGCGTGTCGATCAGGGTGGAGGTCCCCTGCGCCGCGAGCTTCAGCTTCGCGACCAGCTTTCCGCCGTCCACCTTGATGTTTTCCCAGATGCCCACGGGCTGATCATGGTTGTGCATCCAGAGGGCGATGGGGTTCTTCCGGAAATCCGAAAGGACCCAGCCGTCCTGTTGGATGACGTCGCCGTAGCGATCGACGCTGTCGGTCGATGCCACGAACACGAAGGGATCGGCTGCGTCCTGGAGGGCGCGGATGAAGACTGTGTTCATGCTTTGCATGATAGCACGGATGTTGTCCCCCTGACAAGCCCTATATTATGGCGATCGGAAGTTCTCCAGACACGTCTGGGTCCAGGAGTTCTTTCACGCGAAAGCCCATCGCGAGCGCCACGAAGCCGTCAATCCTGGCGGTGCTTGAGGATTTGTCAAACTTCCGATTTCCCGCAGGGTCTCGCACCACCTTGACATTCATGGCGTTCCACTTCAGGACTGGGTGATCGTCGTGACGCATGGTGACGTTGAGCAAGGCGTTCTCAATAGACTCAACCATGAGCGAGCCATCCTTGAAGCCCTGCCCTATGGGCAGCATGGGTATATCCACGCCATACTCGTCAAACCAAGTCTTAAGCACGTCTATCCGCCACCGATCAAAGCCGATGGCCCTGATGTTGTAGAGCGCAGACAGTTCGGCGATGCGCTGAGTCACAAAGCGGAAATCCACCGCCTGCCCTGGGGCCTCCTCGAGATAGCCCAGCGCGGCCCACTGTTCGTAGGGAACCTTATCTCGAATGGTTCGCTCCTTCATGGAGTCCTTCGGTGTCCAGAAGAAGGGAATGACCTCATGCGGTGGGTCATCGAAGACCAACACCAGCGAGGTCAGGTCCACCTTGGAGGAGAGGTCCAGCCCTGCGGTGCAGGAACGACCCTCCAGCGCATCATAGTCGATCTCCCCCGCGCAGCGCGCCCAGGTGACCTCGTCTACGAAGGTGGCCGTCTGCGACACCCGCTGGTTGAGATACAGGTTACGGAAAGAATTCATCATGGTAGGCAGCATACGAGCGCGACTCGCGTATTGGCGCATCTCGTTGAGGCTGCGGAAGTCTCCCAGCGCCGGATTCGCCATCGCCCACTTGGACTCGTCAAAGGGGTCCGCGTTCATGGGCACCGAATACTCAGTCAGGTGAAACGTGGGGTCTCGAATCTCCCCCTTGTGGACCTGCCGCCCGTAGTCCACAAGTTCGCTGAGAACGGCTGCATCCTCAGCCGCTTGCGTGCTGATCACGAGAGCCAGGGGCTCCTTCTGGGCGCCCATGCTCGTGGTCATGACGTCGAAGAGAGCGCGGTCCAGGCCGAACTGCGAGAACTCGTCGAACAGGACGAAGTTCGGGTTGAGGCCGTGCTTGGAGCGCGACTCGCTGGACAGCGCGCGGAACACGCTGTTCGACAGATTACAGGCCGCCTTCTTGGTGGACTCCGTCAGCGTGATGCGCCCGGACAGGTCTGCGTCTTGCATGACCATGCTCTGGAACGCGCGGTAGGCGAGCGCCGCCTGACCAACCTCGAATGCGACGCTGAATAGCTGACCGTTCCAGATCGCGCAAGGACCGGTCAGGTGGCCGAGAATCAATCCCCCCGCAAGGCTGGTCTTGCCGTTCTTGCGGGCCATCGTCCAGATCGCCTGCCGGACAGCCCGGACGACCTCGTTCTTCTCGCTGAGGATCGTCGGCCCATAGACCTGGCGAATCATGGTCTTCTGCCAGTCGCGGAGCTCGATCAGCTTACCAGCGTCTGGGCCATCCGGAACCTTGAGGGTCTCGATGAATGCGATCATCTTCTCCTCGATAGGCATCTTCTCCGGAACACGCTCCTTCTTCGCCTGCGCGAACACCCGCGTCTGCTTTTCTGGCTCGACGTTGATGGTCTTGGCTGCCAATCCCAAGACATCGCCGAGGTTGGAGTGGGCTTTCGGCTTGGGTGTGGCAGTGAATGGCAGGAATGCCGAATCCGGCTTCTTCGTTCGCTTGATCTTAATAGCCGACATAGATCAACCCCGCTCGTGCATTGGCCCCACTCTTTCCGGCTTCCTTGGCTCGTTTGGTCTGCGCCGCCACTCTTGCCTCGCCGGTGGCGCGAGTGGTGCGGCTGATCAGGGAAGTCGTGTGGAAGGAGAGTTGTCTCTCGAGGCGAGTGGCGATCCGCATCAGGCGATCCCACATATTCAGCGAGACAATGTCGTCCGGGTCTGCCTCGTAGAGATCACTGTAGTGCATCATCTTTTCGACAGCGCGGACATACTGGATCAAGACCGGAATATGTCGCGCCCGGAAGAACTCCAGGGGCACGTCGCTGAGGCACGCAATCCACAGGTTGGTCTGCGTGCTGGTGAGGAACGAAGGTGGTGGAAAGCTCGTGATTGCCGGAACGTCCAGGGCCGCGATGCCCCTGGTGGACTGGCGAATCATTGAGCCTCGGTTGGGAGCATTTTGTCCCGACTGCTCGGAACGGTCCATTTCAATGACCTCCTCTTACGAATCGGGCCCTGGCAGATTTCCCCGTCTGCCGAGCCTTCAGGATTTCAACAGGCTTCCGCGGATCATAGGTGGTTCCATCCGGGTTGATGGTCATCCGCGTATCCAACCCCCCGCGATACTCCTTGGCGCTCTTGGCGTCGTGGCAGTTCTTGCAGAGAGGCTGAAGGTTGGAATCTTCATGCGTCCCACCACGCGCTCTCGGGACGATGTGATCCACGGTCGTGGCCGGAGTCTCGTAGCCGAGTTCGGCGCAGGATCTGCAGAGCGGCTCCCTTGACAACAACTCTTTTCGGCGTGAACGCCACTCGGGGTCGCTCTTTAGCAAGTGTGGGATTCTGCGATTGTAGGTTGACATAGGCTCCCGTCCATTTCATGAAGAGCATCGGCAGGTGACGGACAGCGTAGCAGGGCTCGGCCAGACATCCTTCCTTGGCGCACCGGCGAACGCTCTCGGCTCTCACGCACCAGAACTGCTCGGGATTTCGGCTGTTCCAGGCCAGAAGGTTGACGATCCCCCCTCTAGCGGCGTGATCCTCGATCCAGTTTGTCTGTTCCGGCCGAACAGAGATGCGGGCGTTCGGTCCCTCGGCTATCTTGAGCTCTGCCCAGGCGTGGAAGTTGTCCTCTCCGCGGAGCAGCACGTCTGGCCATCCTTCGTCGATCGCGTTCTCCACCCTGCCGGGGACAAGCCCGGCAGACAACGCCGCTTTCCTGATTTTCTGGTAGAATCCCTTTTCGTCCATCCCTAAAGCATGGCACATGTCAGCTTCTTGAGACAAGGATCGATCCAAAGAGCATTTAGCACCCGTTTTAGACATGCGCGGCGTGCATAGCAGCCTTGCGCGCCCGGCATGGGTCCATTTTGGTCTTTATGCTAGGTTAGCACCCTGGCAATGGGGCCAGATAAGGAGTTCTCAGCCATGCCATCCAATCGCAACCTCCACCGCTCCCCCGTGCAGCGCGCACTCCGCATGTCGCGGGGATATGTTGCAGATCTTGCCCGCCACGGGCAGACGCGGCTCCAGATCATGGAAAGCTTGTCCGCCGCGCTGATGCAGCGAAAGGACCTCACCCCCCTCGCGCGGATCCAGGTGTTCCTGGCAGCGATCAAGGATTGTCCCCGCAAGGGCATTCCGGACCAGATGGAAGAAAACGTTCACATGCAGGCAGGGAGGTTTTAATCGTGGAGACCATTTCCTTCATCCTCACCGCGCTGATCATGGTGCTGTTTGGAATCGTCTGGGTGATTCTCGCCCTCTGGTGGATCATCATTCCGGTGATCGTCGTCATTCTTCTGGTGCAGATTCGTCGCGCCGTTGGGAGGTCTTAGTCATGGTAGCCTACCTCATGTCCAAGGAAAATCGCAAGCGCAAGCGCATCGTCTATCACAAGGCGCTGCGCGCGATGGCCACCTTCAACGAGTGCATCCGCGAAATGCGAGAGATCTCGAAAGATCTGGCTGAGGACTACGGCACCGTCAGCCGCACGGCCAAGCGATCGGCCCTGCACGTTTGCGAGGATCTTCACCTGATCGAGGAGGCCCCCCTGCGGGCCTTCTGCGACCTGCCGGAGGAATTGTGATGACCTGGGCCCTGATTCTTGGCGTGCTGATCTTAGCCATCCTGGTGATGGTTCGTCGCGAGCCGAGTCTGCCGTCTGCCTCTCCCGACCCGCTTGACTTGCTGCCGAAAAAGGTGAATCCGCAATGGGGTTCTCGGAATATCCCCCGAGTAGTCTACGAGTCGGACAATCCCCCCGCCAGGGCTAAGGCGAAGCGTGACGGAGACCCCAATCACTGGATCAACCGCTTCAACGCGGCCTCCCACTTCCGCTATTGGAGCGTCAGCGGTCACCCTCACTACTTCGTGCGGACAGGGACGATCCGGAAGAATCACCGGAATCAGTGGGTGATGCCAGTTCGTCGCGTCCTGACCCAGGAATCGTTCCTGATGCCCGTCCGGGCACTGGACATCTGCTCGGCGGAGGAGGCCGCCAAAGACTACGACACAAACGATGCCCGCAACGGCATCCCAGACGTGTGCCAGGGCGCAAAATGACCCTGGCGTCTACTTGCAATCAGCATGGGGTATGCTAGGTTAGCCCATGGCCAATGGGGGCCATGATTCCACAAGGGAACTCGGTTATGACGAAGCTTGATACTCAGTCCGCCCTGGTCGCCGCAAACCAGATTCGGGAACAGATGATCACCGCAGGCTTGCGGTTGTCCAAGCGGCTCACCCAGGCTCGGGACAACAACCTGTCCAACGTGAAGATCGCCGTGCTGAAGTCCGGCGGCATGGCGCTGATCGCCGATGCGGCGGGCAAGCTCCGGTTGTCGTCGGTGGATGACAGCCGGGTGCTGCTCGGCGACCCGGAGGCCTTGGAGCTCTGGAATAGCAAGGCGCCGGACCTGGAGGTTCGCGCGATGCGGCTGGAGGACGCCCTGGTGCAGGAACAGTCCAAGGTCTGGCAGCTTCTGCAGCTCGTGCAGGAGCGCATCGAGATCCTCGAGAACATGCAGTGATCAACAGGGCCGGGGCATCCCCCCGGCCCACTCACCACCAAGGAGAATCCATCATGGAAAACCGACGCCAAGAGCTTCTGGACTACATCGGCGTGAAGACAGCAGACTCCAGGTATGACGTCATGCCACAGTGGCGATTCGTGTGCGCGAATCTTTCGAGTGAAGATGTGGCCGCCGTCTTTTCCCTTTCCCTGGCGGACCGAGAGGCCCTGCTGTTCGGCGACTCCGATGACCTGTTCCCCGGCCTGTGGGATCGGATCACCGATCTTTGGACTCAAGAAGACGAACGCCTCGAGAAGGAGGGCTGAGCCGTGACCAAGAATCGCCAGACGTTTGAAGAGTGGAAGCAGGAAGTGAACGACATCCTCCTCCACCGCCTCGGCATTGACGCCGACGACCTGCCCGACTATCCCTATCGTCGCGACTACGAGGACGGAGCCACCCCCCGTCAGGTGGCTGCCCGCACCGTGAAGGCCGCCAAGAGGGAGTTCGGGATGTGACTCCGGTTCGCAAGACATTCGCGTGGCGGGAAGATGCCATTGAGTGGATCAAGGCGAAAGGCTTCCGCTACGTGAATCAGTTCGGGTGGGTTCACCCCGAGCATGGTCTGTGCGCGATCGTGGAATTCACGGGTGGCATCCGCCGCCCGTGGGTTCTTACGACCTACAGATCCGCCGTCCCCACCGTCCAGAAGGATGCCCCGTGATGCGACTTTCCTATGAGACCAAGGTCCGCAACCTGATGGACCACTGGTTCGAGAAATCCCCCCTGCGGAATCAGTGGCTCAAGTTGTCCCCGTTCCACATCTACTTCCGCAAGGGGCCGCTGAATATCTACGGTGTTCACTATCCCCGCACCGTCACCATGGCCAACGTCACCTCCTCCCCGGAGGTTCGTCGGTCCGGGCGGTTCAAGTTCTTTCTTCAGTGGATGGAGGCGCGGCTGGAGAAAGACTTGGATGCGATCATGGTGGAGAACGTATTCTCCCCCCGGCTGGTGTCTATCCTCGAGAACCACGGCTGGCATCCGTGCGGTGGGGACGACGGTTTCGTGAGCTTCTACAAGGAGAAGGTGCGGTGAAGAAGGTTGTTAGGAAGATGAAGATCCATCGGGTCCAGCTTCGTGGGTCGGAGTTCGTCTACTTGGCCGACGGAACGATGTTCAATTCGCCGGGCGGTCTCTATGATGCTGCTCGCCATTTGATCGCAGAGGGGGCGCACCCCAAGGATCGCCTGGAGGCATGGCGTGGGGACATGCTCTGCCTCAGCAGCACCGTGGAGGGGTTCGCCGTGAAGGGCTGGGGCGGCAAGACAAAGGATCCCTATCCGGTGAAGTGGGAGCCGTCTCCCTGGACGGTGCTGCCTCCGCGCTTGGCGGAGTGGTGGCAGGGCAGGCAAGGCTAACGCTAGGGGGCCGCCCCATTGCCGGGCGGCCCGTCTGCGACAGCCGGGTAAAGTCGCCAGAGCCTGCCTAGGGGGCGGGCCGCTAGGGTAGCAGCGCCAGGGGGGCCAAGGGCTCCCCTGATGCGTGTTTGCCCTGTGGATCTAGCCGGTGCCCGGCAGGATATTCTGGGTGCCGGGAGGGTGGTCCGGGGTTGAGAATAGGAGAACCTCAGGTTAGACTAGGATAAACGGACCCCCCTGGGCTTCGCGCGGGGTGTGGAGTCAGTAGATCGTAGAAAACTTCCAGATTAGATCAGTGGATGGGCAGAGACTCTCAGTCGTGGGCGGGCAGGCCCAGGGTGATCTAAAATGGCAAACAACAAAAACTGCCGGG